CACCTCTCCAGATACCAATTTCTGCGCCTACAGAATTTTCTGGAATCCAATTCTCAGTTATTTTTTTAATATCTGTGTTTGTCCCTAACATCATTTACTTTTTTCCAATTACCATGAAACGATCGAACTCGACCTTACCATCCCAACTGTAATATGACTGTTTAATAGATCCCTCGTAGAAAACATCAGTAACACCAACATTCTCGATATGCTCTTCGATCGTTGGAACACAATTGATACCGTACATCTCTCTAAAAACATTTGACGACTGACAAGCAAAGATACAATCCTTGTTTGCAGTTGTCATTTTCTTTAACGGATACATAGTTTCGCATCCAATCGAAACAATAACATCTGTTTCTAAAGCATTAATGTCATGATAAGCAAACGGAATATCCCAGTTGATATGATTAAGTTCAACACCTTTACTGGAATAATACCGATTGAAAACCTTTGACAATTCAAGTGCATCTTTATCGATGTCAATTAGATTAATTTTCTTGACATTTAAATTTTCACACAGTAATGGAACAAGCGGAAATCCTAACCAAGAATTTAAAATTGTAATGTCTAGTTTTTCTGGTAGATCTTCAACTTTCATTAGTTCTTCAACCAACCAAATAGCAGCATCCATAGTATTTGGATTCATGGATTTTCTAAAATCTTCATGCTTCCATGGCAGTTCGTGTTGGATTTTATCCAACCCTTCACCCCAGTAACGATAGTTATTCAAATAATTATAATTTAACATCTTGTGGTCTTTCCATTGAATCGTATAAACAAATTAGTGGTTCAGGTCTGAGAACACGTTCTCTTACATCAATAGGCCAAACATATCCATAGTTATAACTATAAACCCAACTATCTGGAAAGTGTCCAATTTTCAGAAGACGTTCTCTTTGGTGACCAAATAGATTATCTAATCCGCGATAATAAAAAAACATTTGGTCAGGATAATCTCTCACGAACTTAGTAATTTTGTTCACATCTAATTTATCATTCCATCTAAGAACGCTTGAATTTAGATCTGTGTATCTGAACGGAATTTCTTTTGTATCCTCTTTCATTTGCTTCATGTTATGCCAACGAGTTCGAACAAAGGTCAGTGTGTCTTCCGGATCATATTCAACAATGCAATCAATATTATGTTGTATACCTATGTCTAAGTCTAGGAAAAGTTTTTCTCCCGTCTGCCTAATGACATTTTTGTCGAACAAGTAAAGTTTATTCCACCATTTCTCATAATAATTATCTTCAGGAATGGGAATAACTATGACCTCTGGATCTAAATCTCCAGGATGTTCTGTGATACAATAAAATTTAAATTCTTGAGTTATATACTCCCTGCACATTTGCAGAATACGATTTACGTATTCTGGTCCATATTTAAATCCCCATTTGACTGTGTAGATATTAATCATCAAATATTCCAATGCGCCAAAAGATTAGGATCAATAAGCGACTCTTGTTTTACTTTGCCTCTGTGGTTATCTTGAAATGGGAGTAAGTCCACATTAAACACGCACAAAATACAATCCTTTCTATATATTCCGACTTCTAGATCACCAGAATCCCAGTCGCGTCCCCGATTGTATGAGTAAGCAAAAGTATTGGGAAAATGTTTCCATAGCGGAGTATCGCTAAAGTCTCCCCACCGCCAACTGTGATAGTTGTCTGTGCCGTCTGTAAACGTGAACCAGATACGTTCTTGGTGTTCTAGAACATCCTGCCAGATACATTCAGTCTGATCATCTGACCACACCATACAACTACCATTTGTATATGCCCCATGTGCTAACTTGAAGTTACGAGTCTTCATGGGTCGAGGATCCTGCCACCATGACCGCAACTTGGTAGGATTCTCTAGGTCATAAGTGATGATTGGCGACAAATCATTTTGTATGATAACATCAAGGTCGAAAAAGACAAATCTTCCAGCGGGTTTATCGTCTGCGAAGTTGTGTGTATTGAAGATGAACGTCTTTGGTCTGTCCCAACAACGTGCCATGCCGTATTTGAAAAACTCGGAACCAAACCAATATTTTGGATGGATGTCGGGAATGTCGGGAAAGTCGATGACTTTAATTTCATTTTCAAATCCTTCACTGTTATCTGTATAACAATAGAAATGGAACTCAAAATTGTCAGGAGTATGTTTTTTTGCCATTTGATAAAGTCGGTTGACAAACTCAGCAGAATACTTTGTTCCCCATTTACAGCATACGTAATTAACTCTCATCGCCACAATCCAATAATATTTTTATCTAAACATTCAGATAATTCGATCTGTTTTTTTGCTGACGGATGTGGTACATTGTCAGTATTGAATAAACAGATCTTGGCATCTCTGCGAAACTTAAACTGTTCGACATCGTCGGGATGATGCTTTCCGCGATTCCACGAATAGATCCATCCACCTGGAATATCTTTCCAGAAATCCCTCTGTCTCCAGTAATGATAGTTGTCACTTCCCTTAAAGAAAGTTTTAAACACGGATTCAGAATTCTCAATAATATCTGTGTAGATATGCTCGCACGATTTACCAGGCCAAAGCATCATACTGGAGTTGAAAAAAGTTCCACGAATATCAATAAACAATCTGTCGTGTTTCTGTGATTGTGGTTGCCAGCGACAATGAATAATTCGAGGTTTCTGCGCAAGTTCTGTTACATCAGTTATATCTTCTTGGATCACAACATCAAGATCAAAATAACACCAGTTGCCTTCGTATCCCAACCAGTTGTGTGAATTAAATACCGAGAACTTTGCTCGGTCAAAGCAGAAAGTTTCTTTACCGAACCAATACTTTGGATGCAGGATACCATCGTCTGGTATAGGTGCAGTATCGCACTCAATTCCTTCTGCGTCATCAGTATAACACGTGAAAGTATACGACGCAGGATTGCGAGCGTAGTTCTTCTTTACCATGTTGTAAAGATTATTTACATATTTGGCGGGATACTTGTCACCCCACTTAATGCATACGAAGTTCATCATACTCTTTATCTGCTCCAGGAAACTGGTCTAATCCATTTAATAATGCTATGGTATAACTTGGTCTATACCAGAAAGATTCATTGTGGTCATCTATACCATAATAATCTGCACCATATACGAACGAATATATCTCACCTTTCGGGAAGTAATTAAATCTAAAATCTTCGTGCCATAAAAATCTATCATCACCAAAGTATTTAACCATGAAGTAATCAGAGTTGCTCTCGAAGTGTTCCCATATATGATGGACAGTCCCATCTTTCCACATCATCACACTTGAGTTGTAGTTGCTCAAGTAGCGCATACCATGAGTGTCACCATGTTGCTCAGGCCACTCTTTATTCTTCCAGTAAGTATACGCTATTGTTGGATGAATGTCAAGGTAATTCCACAGATGATCAATATTTTTTTGTATTCTGACATCAAGATCTAAGTAAAGAACATCACCAAACCCTCGTTGACTGAACATCCAAACCTTATACCAATGACCTTCTATGTCATCTGGCAGAGGCCAAGCAACAACAATTGGGTCTAGACCTGCTGGATCATCGGTAAAACAGACGTAGGTATACTTCCTACCAGTATCATTTACTATTCTGTTGACGTCCGCAGCAGAATATTTTTCGCCATATTTTAGCATCAAAATCGTTTGCATAGTATTCTCATTTATTATAAATATTACCGTATAATTTATAAGGGTTTCCGATGGCACAAATTCAAAATATCTATATTGACCAAGGAACAACTTTTTCATTGTCCCTCGCAGTAAATGATCAGAACGGAGATCTAAAAGATCTTACTGGTTATACTGTAGCAGCACAAATGCGCAGATCGTATTACACTACTACTGCTACTAATTTTACTGCAGCAGTTTCTTTACCAGAAGATGGTGAAGTTACTATTTCATTGACTGCTGTGCAAACATCAGCAATAAAAGCAGGGAGGTATGTGTATGATATTGAAATCACAGGCGATGGCGAAACGCTACGAGTTCTCGAGGGAATCGTTGTAATTAATCCAGAGGTAACAAAATAATGTCTTTAAAAGTTACAGTAGGAACTTCAAATGCTATAAATACAAGTATAGTAAGTAAAAGAACATCAACTAAAATAGAGACGTTAGCGGATGTAGATCTAGAGGGTGTTCAAGATGGATACACTTTAATTTACAACACTGCGACTAACAAATGGGAAGCGGCAAATCCTGCATCTGAAGTGATATTAGATAATATAGACGGTGGAACGTATTAGAAACTAAGACAACCAAAAAGGAATAGTCTAAATGTCAACAATTATTCAAATTAAAAGAAGTTCAGGTGCAACTGCTCCAGCAACATCCGCCCTCCTAGAAGGCGAAATGGCATATGCACAAGATGCATCCAATAATGGCGCAAGTGCAAAACTTTATATCGAATCAGTGGAAGGTGCTTCTGCTGTAATTCATGCAGTTGGTGGTAAGTATTTCACAGATAAGATTGATGCTCGTCTTGTTGATGCATCGGCAACTGTTGGTGCTGGAGCAACCTTCGCAGAAGCAACAAACAACGGTACTAACAAGATTACTGTTAAAGCACCGAATACACTTGCTGCTGATTACACTCTTACTCTCCCTGCCAACGATGGCGATGCTGATCAGTATTTGAAGACAGATGGTTCAGGCGTTACTTCATGGGCAGCGATTCCTTCAGGTTCGTTCACACTGAGCGACAACCAAGGAACTCCAAATACTGATACTTTCACCACAGGTGGAACTCTGACTTTTGCTGGTTCGGCTGGTATCAAAACAACTGTTTCAGACAACCAAGTTGCTATTGCTGCTGATATTACTGGTGCAACTGCTCTGACATCGCTTGCTGATGCAGACGAATTCCTTGTTTATGATGCCTCGGCAACAGCAAACAAGAAGATTACTGCTGAAGATATTGGCGATTACATCTATGCTGGTCTTTCAGGCGACATTACAGTAACTGAAGCGGGTGTTGTTTCGATTGCTGCCAACTCGGTTGCTCTTGGAACTGACACAACTGGTAACTATGTTGCTACTGTTGCTGGAACTGCAAACCAAATTACTATCACAGGTTCAGGTTCTGAAGATGCTGCCGTAACTGTTGCTCTTACTAATGATGTTACCCTTGTTGGTGACCTAACAGTTGGCGGTAACGACATTAAAGCAAATGGCGGAACTACTTCTATCACTCTTTCGGGTGCGGATGTTTCGGTTGCTGGTGACCTAACAGTTACTGGAAATGACATTAAGTCATCTTCTGCTACTGCTATTACACTTGACGGTACAAACGTTGCTGTTGCTGGCGATCTTACTGTAACTGGTAATGACATTAAGTCATCTTCTGCTACTGCTCTGACACTTTCGGGCGCAGACGTTGCTGTTGCTGGTGATCTGACTGTAACAGGAAACGACATTAAGTCATCGGGTGGAACAACTGCTCTTACACTTTCGGGTGCTAACGTAACAGTTGCTGGTAACCTTACTGTTTCGGGAACAACAACTACTGTTAACTCGACAACTCTATCGGTAACCGATCCGCTCGTTTTCGTTGGTAACGACAATAACGCAACTGACGCAGTTGACATCGGTCTGTTTGGTATGTATGATACCAGCGGTTCGCTAGACCTTTACTCAGGTATCTTCCGCGATGCTTCAGACGGTAAGTGGAGACTCTTTAAGGATTCGCAATCTGCTCCAACAACAACTGTTAACACGGCAGCAACTGGTTACACCATTGCTACTCTTGTTGCTAACCTTGAAGGCGGAACTATTTCGTCGCTTGCTTCAGCAATCACTGTTCCAAACGGTGGTACTGGTGCGACAACTCTGACTGCTAACGGTGTTCTCTTCGGTAGCGGAACTTCTGCTATCCAAGCAACCGCAGTTGGATCTGCTGGGCAGGTTCTAAAATCTGGTGGGTCAGGTGTTGCTCCTTCGTTCGGTAATATCGACGGTGGAACATACTAATATATAAAGGGAGGGGAATTACTCCCCTCCCACTTTTTGGAGATAGATAATGGATCAAACAAAATTTATTAACTCGTATATTGCAAATCTTGCAGAACGACTGAAGGCATTAACACTTGATAATATCATGCTGAACACCCAACTAACAATGGCAAATGAAACGATAGCAGATCTCGCGCAGAAAAATCAAATTCTAGAACACGAACTGAGTCAACCAAAACCCAACGGGAATTATGTTGACCTAGACGGTGGTCTGTCGTTTGACACCTCTGAAGGATATACTATCGCAGACGAGGATGTAAATGACAGCGACAATAGTCCAAGTAAAACGTAGCGAGACTGCTAATGCAGTTCCCACTGCAGAACAACTTGCAATAGGCGAACTTGCTGTTAATCTAACAGACAAGAAAATTTACTCTAAAAAGACCGACGGAACAGTTGTTGGTCTCGGTGGAGTCGCTGTAAATGATGGTGGGGCGAACACTGGAGTTACGACCATCTCTTTCGCGGACACCATCTTCGGGGATTTCGTTGTTGATACTACAACAACTCCAGGCATTGCAGTCGTTCGCTTAAATCAAAACGCAGATTTAGATTACGGTCTTATTACCGACAATGTTTTTGAGTACAACTCAATCGATTACGGGAGCATCTGATGGCAGCAAGAGTCAAACTGAGGAGAGGCACTTCCACTCAACATAATACCTTTACTGGCGCTGAAGCGGAGATTACCGTAGACACTACAAACAATACGATAAGAGTGCATGATGGTTCGACTGCTGGTGGTCACGAATTGTTAAAGAACACTCTAGCAAACATTAAAGACGGTGCCATTCTTGATGGTGGAACATATACCTAAATAGGATGGGATTAGGAGATAAACATGGCAACGATTTTACAACTTAGAAGAGGGACTACTGT